ACAGATCGGCCGAGCCGGTCGGAGCGACGGTGCGCTTCGTGAAGATTGAGCCCTCGAGCGCCACGCGGTTGCGGATCGCCTTGTTCACGTCCGACGCCAGCTTCGTGCCGACCTCGCTCGCGTACATGTCGATCGCCATCTTGTTGCGCATGGCCTTGGCGCTGAACGACTTCGGGCTCGACTTGTGGAAGCCAACCTGCGCCGGCACCCACATCTGGGTCAGGCCGTCAAAATTGCTGGTCTGGTCGAAGCCGTCATAGCTCGAGCCGATCATCGGCTGCGGGATCCACACCTTGTCGCGGCTGTAGACCTGCTCCTGGGCGTCGCCGAGGTCGATCTTGGTGGCCATCGAGGCATAGACCAGACGATCTTCGAACGACTCGATCATGTCGTCGAACGCTGCGCGGACCACATACGGAAAACTGGAAGGCATCGGGAAAACTCCATGAGTAGCTGAAAGAGACAAGCTCGATTTCGCCGCTACTCAGGGATTACAGCCCCCCGGATGCTGATTGGCTCGGGTATCCCTATACCCGAGCCTTAATCGTTATGCAACAGGTTCTTTATCGCCCTTGTCGCGCCCAGTTTTGATAGGCGGTGCCGTCAACTGCTCGATCTGGGCGCGCAGTGCGGCGATCTCGTCGTCCTTGGCCGTCGTAGCGACAGCGAGACCCGAAACGACACCATGAGCGGCTTGCGCTGAGATATCCCAGCCGTTCGTCGACAGGACTTCAGCCTCGCTTGCATCGTGCGCGATGATCGTCTCGCACAACAGCCCGCCGAACCGGTTGACGACCATCGGTGCGTCTTTCAGGCCGTTGATGGCATCGGCATAGTCCTGCGTCTGCTCGACCTCGGTCGCCCGATACATCATGCGCGGATACTCGCTGAGCGGCGCCTGGTCGTAATAGGGCTTGCCGTTGTCGTCGGTGCGGCGCTGACCGCCTGCGTTCTGCTGGCCTTCCTGCGTCATGCGTGCCTCAGCCGGGCTGCGGATCTGGCGGGTGTCGGTCACTTGGCGGATTCCTTCTGAGCGCGCTTGAACGCTTGGATCTTGGTGCGGTCGCCAGTCTTCTCGGCATCAGCCTCGAGCTTGGCGAGCTGCTTGTCGACGCTGCTGGTCGCGACAGCACGACCGCGGACCGGCGTGTCAGGATCGGGTGCGCGCGGTGCTTTTCGGGTCGTCTGCAATGTGGCCTCCATCTTGGTTACGGCTTTGACGATCGCGAACGGATCGCCCTCGCTATCGATGCGCGCCAGTTCGGCGAGCTTGGTCGGGGACTTGCCGGCCGCGTAGATGAACAGCGCGGGGTTGTCGGCGTGCTTGGCGATCAAGCTCTGCGCGGTCGGCGACAGGGCAGCGAACGCGGTTTCCTCGGCGTGCTGCACGTCAGGGTACCGAAGCTGCGCCTTCTTGTCGGCATAGCCCCGGACGACCTTGTGCCATTCCTCTTCCTGCCGCTGCTTCTGCGTGTTGCGCGCGGCTTCCTGCTTCTCGGCAGCGCGGCGACGCTCGTCCCATGCGTCGATCGCCTCGTCGAAGCGCTCTTCGTCATAGTCGAAATCCGCCATCTTGGGGCGATCACCGACGACGATCGGCTCTTCCGCTGGTGCCGCTCGCTGGACCTCGGACAGGCGCTTGTCGCGCTCGCGGATCTGCTGGCGAAGATGCTTGACAAGATCGGTATCGGCCGGCGCGGCATCGGGCACGTCATCGGCGAACCCGACAACCTCCTCGCCTTCGTCATCGTCCGGCTGGGGCTCGTCACCCTGATCCTGATCATCCTCAACGATCGGATCGTCCAGTTCCAGAATATCGTCCTGGTCGTCGTCTTCGATAAGGGGCTGGCTAGCCATTGGTCATTCTCCCTACGCGCCGTCACAGCCGGCGGTGCTGGTTGGGTCAGGCGGCGCGTTCAGCGTGGTCTTGCTGACGTTCCGCCAAATCGAGTTCCCGCCCGAGCTTGATGCGCTGGAGCGGGGTTTCTTCACGGAGCTTGTCGGCCTGCGCGTAATGCAGCTCGGCGCGGGCATCCTTCTGCTTGGCGTCGGCCGCATCGTTCGCCGCGGTCAGGCCGCTCGGAGCTTCGGGCGCGGATTCAGGGCCGCCGACAGCTTGGGCCTGGGCGATCTTGAGCATGGTCGCTGCCTTGCTCTCATCGGTCTTGGCGGCATCGAGGCCAGCCTTTGCCATGAGTGCCGCAACCTGGGCCTTGAGCGCTTCCATCTGCGGATCAGGCTGCTGCGCGGCGTTCTGCGCGGCTTCCTCGGCTTCGGCCTTCTCGTCCTCGGACATCTCAACCAAGCCAAGCTTGATCCCGCGAGCGCGCTGCCACTTGGTGAAGTCGTCGATGCCCTCGCCGTCCATGTTCAGACCGGCCGTGATCAACGCGGCTTGAGCACCTTCCATGTCCTGCGCAGCGACGCTGACGTTCGCATAGTTCAGCATCTGCTTGACGGTGCGGTCGCGACGCGTGGTCGTCGCTTCGGTCACGTCAGCCATGACCTTGTACCGGCCAGCCGCGAAATTGTTGCGGACCTTCAGCTCGCCCTTGTCGCTGTAGTCCTCGTGAAGCTTGGCAACGCCGTCGTCGCCCTCCTCGGTCATCGTCTCGACCTCGCGACCGGGCTCGACGTAGACCTCACATGCCATCGCTAGGTAGATCTCGCCCTCGCGCTGCGTCGACTGCCGCCCATTGTCGAGATAGACGCCGGACTTCGCATCGACACGCGCTGCGGCAATGTCCATCGCGTCAGCCGAGACGTTGGCCTTCACCTCGTCGGGATCTTGGTCGTCTTCGGCGAACAGGCTGTTGAGCATCGTGACCATAGCCACAAGCCCCTCTGAGGGCTTCGGCGCTGGCATGGTGCCAGTTGAGCCTGCAACCGCGATACCGCCCGTCACAGGGTCTAGAAGCGGATTGACGAGCATGTATGCCTGGCGATCGACATTGCGACGCGCGGCAAGATCGCCAAGGTTGCCCTGCATCTGCTCAGGCGCGAACATCGGCATGTCGTAAGGGGCCAGCGTCGTGATCTCGTACATCGACGACATCACCGCGTTGAACACCCGGACCATGTCGATGTTCTGCTGCACCAGGCCGCGGAACCACTCGACGCCATCGACATAGGCACGATCGCCGTACATCGGCACGATCGGGATCATCCCGCCTGCGATGTAGCCGCGATCTTCCAGCACTTCGGCACCGGACAGGACGTACTTGTGGCACCGCTGACGCTTGGCCTTGCGCTTGCGCATCTTGAACCCGCGGTCGCGCAGGTCCTTGATCTCGTCAGCGTCAAGATCCTTCTGCCAATGGCGCTCTTCCTCGCCGCTGGTTTCCTGCGTGAAGATCAGGACCCACTCGTCCTTATCCTCGATCTCGTAATACTCGGCGACGGCGACGGTATCAGGGCGGAACCAGCTGTAGTTATGGACCGGCCGCGTTACGCCTTCTGGCCAGGCAACCGCCTTGTCCTCGCCATACTCTTCCTTGAACTCTTCCGGGTCCATGCCCGTGATGATCCAAGCACGCTTGGCGTCGGACTTGTCGTAAAGAACGGACGGCCCGAAGAACACGCACTGATCGGCGTCGGGGATTAGCGACGCCGGGTTGATGCGCTGCTCGTCGCTGTCCTTATCAAGCGGGTCAGCCCATTCGTTCGTCAGCCGATACGCGCCGAAGCCACCCTTGCCCGCCTCGCTGCGAGCGTTGTCGCGTGCCTGCTGAGCTTTGAACTTGTAGCTGTCGGCGCGATGCAGCCCGTCGAGCGTGTTGGCGGTCTCATTGTCGCTGTCGCCACCAGCCGGGCGGAAGTCGGGGACGATCCGGTTCTGGCGAAAGTCGTTCTCGAGCTTGCGCAGCGGGCGGAGCAACTTCGGGAACTCAAGCTTGACCGTCTCGCCGAACTGATCACCAGCTGAACCTTCCCAAACGGCGCCTGGGATGTCAGCAATGCGGCGGGCGATCAGCGCAAGTTCACGGACCGGAAGTTGCGGCAGCACGTCCGACGCGAAATGCCGCATCGCACGCTCATGGACCTTCTTCAGCGCCTCCGAGCCGGTCGGCTTTTCCTCCAGCGCTGTGTCGTGATCCTGCATACCGCGGATGCATACGCGCGCCCGCGGTTATCTGCGTTGGGGGATGGTTGGGGGAGCGTCAGCGCAACTGGTCATGGCTGGGGTTGCCGCCGTCAGGCTTCGGCGCGGTCCTTCGCGCGTTGAAGTTCCTGCTCGAAGCCGAACGCGATCTGTGGCTCAATCTCGTTCATGATCAGGCGTTCAAACTTCTTGGCCGTGGGGCCAACTAGCCCCCGCACCGCCATGTCCGAGTGCTGCATGTCGATCGAGGCATCGACCTGTGCGAGCTGCTCACCGATGCGGACTCGCGTGTGAATATTCAAGCGGTAGCCATCTTCGTGAGTGAAACCGCCGCTGCTCGCTACCTGAACCGGTAGCCCGATCGTTTCCGGCCTCTCGACGATCCAACCCCGCTCCCGCAAGAACTCGATCATGACAACCTGCGGGTCGGTATCGCGACGCCGGGCTAGGTCTTCCCATTGCTGCCACGCACTCTCAGCCATCATCTTGATCCTTCACCCTGTTGCGCCAAGTGCGCTGCCGTATCCGAGTAAGCGCCCGAGCCCGAAGCTTGCGGCCTTCCTCGACCAACGCGGTCGCGCGCTCCAAATCCTTGCGGTCGTGGTCCTGCATAACGGTATCTTGGGCTGCGTTACGTAACGCGTCAAGCAGCGTTATCTCCGGGCCATGCTCGGGATGGATACAGCTGCCTGCGCTGTCTTTCTCGGTGCCACGATCGCCGGGAATAATTCAGCAAGCGCCCAGATCAGCGCGTCAGCTCGGTTGGGGCTGTCGCCCCCCAGGTAGCCGTTTGTGCTGAAGGCCGTCAGCTCTTCCTCAAGTTCGACGAACTTGCCGACGTGACGGACCTTACCCTGCTCGTATAGCGAGGAGAATGGCTCTGCGCGGACTGTCTTGCCGCGTGATGCCGTGACTTGCTTGAACGGTGTCCTGCTGCGCGCCGCCTGGATGGTCGCATTGACCATCGCGCCGCCATAGTTGATCTCACCGACCACAATGTCGGCTTCGTGCCGGTCGAATGCGCCTGTCGCCACCCTGCCCCATGTGAGCGGGCCCGCCTTAACCGTGCAATCCTCCAAGACGTAGGCGTTGCCGTCAGTGGCGAGGCCGGCGACGACGATGCCGATCGCGTCGTTGTCCGCGTTATCGACATCCCCTGAGCCAGATGGATCAACCGCAACCACGATGCGGACCATGTCCGGCACGATGCCATCAGTGACGCGCCAACGCTCGATCACCTCGTCAGTGAACAGTGCGCCCGGCGTTGCGTCGCCAAACTCGCCATCAAGGAAACGCCGGCGCATGCGAGCCGACATGCCCTGCAGAGTTTCGAGATAATCGTCAGCGATGTTCGCTTGGTTGTCGCCCGGGTTGATGCGGAACCACGCATATGTCTCCGGATTGCTCAATGGTTCGCGGGTCTCGGGATCCACCTTCTGGATGAACTGCCGATATGACCAATGCGCTTTCGACGGCGGGTTCTCGTCGTAGTAGATCCGCGGCTTGAGAGGCTTGGCAGTCAGGTTCTCGCCCACCTGCTCAACGCTTTGCGCCAACCGGGTCGTAACGAGGTTGATGCTCGCCAATGGGATCTGGCTGCACTCGTTCAGGTAGAGAGTGACGAACTCCATACCGAGGATCTTTTCCGCCCTCTCCTT